ACAAAGTCTTTGCCAGACATTCCAGATTTTTCTGCCGCTTGAGCAGCAGCCAAGTACTCAGCAAAACTCATTCCCATCTAATTGTCCTCCATATATTTGATGACCCACTCAACGACACTACGCTGACCAGATCGGTACATAATTTTTTCCATTGTATCTTCAGGTGTAGGGGTAGTGGGTGGAAAGGATTCTTCTAGCTTAACAAGCATTGCATTAGCTGTCATGCCTCTGACATCTAGAAGATTAAGGTCAGGCGTATTGGGGGAGATTGACATTGCTGTGCTCAAAGAAGGCAGGCATTCGGGCTGACCGTGTAGCGGAAAGCTCTGGGGCTTTTCCTTCATACATTAGCCGATCGCTAGAATCCAGCCAAAATTTTTTGTCCAAATATTTATCTTGGGTATTAATACCTAGTGGTTGCATTACCCAGTTAATAGTTGCTTTACGGAGCTTATCCAACGAAGGAGAGATTTCCAAGTTAAGTTCACGACAAATCAACGAATTAGTTGCTACGTGGACCTGTTCATCTCGTGAGATGTCGGCACTTACTGTTCGCATACCTGCGTCACCACAAAAGCGGAAGAAGGGTAATAGAACAAAGAAAATCGCACGCTCGGCAACCATCGCTTTGGTGATCGTGTGATCAGGATGCTCAATCCACGCTTTTTGTAGCGCCAACGCTTCCTTTTCAGCTTGTCCATCAGTGCCGTAAGCATTGGCGATGTAACCCAGAGCGAGGTCGTGGTTTTCTTCGTCTCGTACGTTCGACAACAAAAGCTCACGGGCAGCTTCCGGTACATTTTTTTCAAGAGCATCACGGATAAAATCTCCCACAGGCAGTTCCATATGTCGCAATGCAAGAGCACGGAGGATCGTTTCCTCCGAGCCTTCTTTGCAAATACCTGCATTTGTCTGGACTGGTGTCCATTTGCGCTTCCGCGCCATTAGTTTTTCGTAAGGGTTCATTCTGCACAATCACATTGAGGTTCGATTTCCCCCTCATAAAACAGTGATGCAAGATAGTCGTCAACGTCTTTCTCATCAAGAGCAGCATACGCATCAGATTTATCTTGTACATCACCCATTACTTGGAGAGAGTAGTATAGAGAAGTCTGGGGCGATTCAAGCCACTCTTCAATAAACGCTTCATCATAAATAACTTGGTCAGACCAAGAGTTAAATGAATAGCCGTGAAGAAGTCCAGTTCGATTTAGTAGAGTCATGATGCCATCAGCAACACGTTTGTAAGCTTCCCAGCCTACTTTACTGGCGATCTCTACGTCACCATAGTTGTATGTTTGTACTCCGAAAGTACCTGAGTCGCGATCAACTGTCTGCGAGATAGGTGGAGCGATTTCTGGTGTGCAAGTATAACCATCCAGATCTGTGCTTCGATAACTGCAGGAGGCAGTGGGCGCGATAGCAAAGGCTCGAACCATATTATGGTAGCGAGCGATGGAAGCGGCAGATTCAACACCAGAGGCAATTTGAGAGACAATTTCATAAGCTGCTGAGTGTACCACTTCTCCTTTGTTGTATTGTTCCAGAGCACGTCCAAACTGCTCATAGGTTACTCCGTACCGCCGAAGGAGGTTTGCGAGACCAAGCATTCCGAGTCCCACCTGTCGATCAGTTTCAGACGGGAGGTATTCTCCAGAATCTCCGACACCTGTTCTACCATGAAGCTCGCACAACTCGGACATACCTTCAGTAAATGCTCGTGGGATGTCGTCGAACTCACAGGCTCCAAGATTGACATGCTGTAACAAGCACGTTCCTCGTGAGGGCAGGTATACTTCGAGACAGACGTTACCTCGGATTCGTTTCTTGTCTTTGTCATACTTTACTTTATTAAGCCAGATGTCACCGGATTTGATTCCGTAAAGGAGTTGATCTTTGAATTTACATTCTCGCCACCATTCTTCAGTAATGTTGACGCATCGTTTAACCCACGGAAGTTCGTTCCGAGGAGTATTGATGAAATTGAGGCAATCAGGATGGCTGAGGTCGAGATGACAAACAATAGCGCCATTCTTGTAGACCCCACCCCGTCGTAGGATTTCATTTAGTGTACTGTAGATTTTTGCAAAGCTAACTGGTCCACTTGCAGTAACGCCAGAAGGACGTTCATGACCTTGTGGATCTAGTTTAGAAAGGTGTACAGCACAGCCAGCGCCAAACCGCAAGGCATGACTTGCAAAGCGCCAACTGGCTTCAATACCATTTGGGCCTTCCATCTCATTCTCAACTACAAACACTGTGCAGCTGACTGGAAGGCGTGAGGTTGGGTCGTCAATCCAAGATTGGACACGACCAGTTCGAGAGATATAGTTGGACATTTTAGATAAGGTCGCCAAGGTGGGGAGGTTGGTAGTTTGGACCCTTCAGGACTTTACCGTCAGCACGAAGGATTGGTAGCCCGTTTTCGTCTAGTTTGGACATATTGGATTTATGGACTCGATTTAGGGCTTCGTCGAGATTCCATCCTTCGTTTGCTGCATATTGATAGCAAACATAGACCAAGTCCGCAAGCTCTTTAAGGACGTGATCCATCGGTTCACGATGGTATGCCTCATGAAATTCAGACCATTCTTCATCGATCAAAGATTTCTGTTTCTTCCGATACATCGCCCCATTCGGGACGCTGAAGGCGGAGCGGAACTCGTTGGCTTGTTGTAGTAAGGTGGGATAGTTCATTTTCAAGATAGTGGATAGCTTTTTTTAAGTCAATTTCCGCACTATCTTTGTGACCAGCACGGCAAATGTATTTGATTGCGTTACCCAGGTGGTAGTTTAGTTGTTGGTCTCGGATGAAGTCCCAAACTTCGATCTTCCCTCTGGTGTAATACGTGGGTGAGTTGGCCAATTTTTTAAAAGATTGGATAGGTTGTTTGTAAGGCAAAATGTTTGCCGTTGTAACGCAAGAAAGACAGTAATGATGTCCTCTTTATTTGTTTCAGGTTTCTCAAGAGCGTCTTTAATTTGACGCATCTTTAGATCCTGCTCCATCGTCAACTCTATAATCACTGGAGGGGGACCATAGAATTGGTTGTTTGTTGGTGAAGTCATAGTCATTTGCTGTAAGTATTCTTGCAAGTCTTGCATTTTCAAGTGCGACTTCTTCCGAAAGATCTTTGTCAGCAAACGCTTCCACCACGGTTTTCCAGCTGTACCCTTTTTCTTCAAAGAGTCCAATGGCACGTTTAATACCAATACCGGGTACCCCTGAATAGCCATCTGTTTGATCTCCTGCTAGTGTTTGGATGAGATGCCAGCGTTCTCCTTCGGCTTGTTCCACATTCATCAATTCTGTCATGTCGAACAGCTTACCAGGGATCTGCCGCATGTCCTTATCAGGAGAGCAGATAACATTATTAGGATTAGCTGTTGCATAAATACCTAAGGCGTCGTCAGCCTCAAGTGAAGGCATCACGATAACTTCATACTCAGTCTTGAGTTTATTTATCACACGCTTGTAACCACAAGGTTTCTTGCGTTGTCGATGTCCTTTGTAATCTGGTTGGATTTTTTTACGAAAGTTTGTACTGTCACTAAAGAACAGAATAATCTGTGGTACATCCCACATGAAATGATTAGCGATCTTTTTAAGTTCGCGTTCAACACATGCGTATGCATCGCTAAATTTACTTGTAACTAGGATTACATCATCACCCCAATCGACTTCTGTTTCAGCACCGGCACAGCATTTGTAGACGACATAATCCGCATCTACAAGTAGCTTCACCTTCCTTGTCCTCGGTAAGCTTTACGACCAGCTTTAGGTTTGCTGTGTCGTCCAGCACCTTGCTTAGTTTTCTTTGATTTGAAAGGCACAAACTTCTTGATGCCCATCAGTGTTTTACTTCTCATTAGTGTGTTTCACTCCAGTTGTTTCCGGTGGTTGCTTCAGCGTCGATCTCGACTCTGAGGTTGTAGTATTCTCCAGCTTCTTTAGCTGAATATACCAAGGATGAACATAGGTCTTGTGCGTGCTCGGGTGAACACTCGAACTGTAACTCGTCATGTACAAAGGCTAGCTGGCTGCAGCATAAGTTTAATTGTTTTAAATTGTTTTGATTGATCAGCATCCAACGCTTAGCCAGTATTGCAGAGTTACCCTGAAGGCAGTAGTTCAACGCTTTATGCGGTGAATCCACGATAATTTTTCTACCATCGAGAGCTTTGATAAATCCACGTTCTGAAGCTTTTTTAATTGCATCCAAGAGTTTATCGAGTCCATCAATCGCATCAACATAGGCGGTGCGAATCTCCTTTCCCTTTTTCTTGGCGGCACTTGACGATAGTTGTTTGTCATAACTGTGTCCAATCTTTTCGTCACCTGCGCCATACAGAAAAGCGTAGGTCACGGTCTTCACAAGCTTTCTAGATATTCCTATCTTGTCAGCATTTACTTGGTGGATGTCTCCGTTGAGGAGAATGTCTGCATACCTTCCTTGGTCATACTTGGCAAGGAAATGGCTAAGCATACGCAACTCAATCCCAGCAAGATCAGCACCGACCATAATTTGACCGGGACTGGGGAGGAAAAGTTCTCTAAACCTTGAATCGCTTGGGACTTGTGCGAGATTGGGGTTACGGTGTGCACACCTGAATGTTGATGTTGCGACTGAGCAGTGGTGATGTATCCTCTGTTCACTCGTAACAAGCTTCAGCCAAGCGTTCGTGCCTTGCGAGAGGAGACCAAGCATTTTGGTTACCGTCAAACATCTCAGTAACATTGTAGAAATGTCTAACCCAATCTCTTTCAGTATCGGCTCGTCGATAATAGGCTTCCCAGTGGCTGTCAGCTGGGTTGGTTTCCATCCATAAAAGGTCGTAAGAATCCATGCAATATGATCTCTCGATGTAGGGTTAAATTCTTTTAGTCGTGTGAATGTTGCTCCAAGAACATAGCCTTGTGTTTTGTTATTTCTTTTAGGAGTTTTTTCCTCGCCTTTGACGAAAGGGTGCCTTTTTCGTAATACTTCATGAGTCTCTTCCAATTCTTTTTGGAGAGTCTGTGTAAGCTGCCATGCAGCTCTCTCATTAAAATACCATCCATGTTCCTCCTGTCGTTGTAGGATAAAGGCTGCTTCTTGTTCTAGCGCAACCCAGCTAGGTATGGGCGGAAGTGCTCGCATAGTTTGGTGGTAACTTTAACATCTTGCACACAGTAATCTTCCATTTCTGATGACCATTCACTCCAGTCAGATGTCTTACCATACTCACCTTTGTGTTCGTTCAATCTGTATCCATAAGCCTCCAGGCTGTGTGATCCGTATAGCTTAAGTGGCATCCCATCCCAAGTCTTTTGCTTGTCAATGTCCATCAAGTTCGGGTGATAAAGACGGCTAAGCAAAAGAGTATCCAAGCAATCACCAACACGTCTAAACCATGGATATAGTTTATTGATGACACTAAGATCATAATTAATAATGTTATGACCAGCAATGAGATCTGAATCTTCAAGGAGTTGGACACCTCTAACAATCGGGTCCGTCGCGGGTTTGTCACTAGCTCTTTTAAACGATTGATCGTTGAAGACCATTGTCTTACCCGTTTCTGTGTCATGAATGACCAAGCAATGGATGGTAGTAACATTGTAAAGTAGTCCGTCAGTTTCTATGTCAAAGATAAGCATCATTCCAATGGCGAACAACACCTGCACATATAAACATATTGGTAATTAAAATAAAGCCATCTAATAAAATAAGTTTAGCGACCATTCCAGCGGTAGGTCTTGTCAACGAACTGCGCTTTTTCAATTGCTTCAGTAGTTGGAGGGTTAGGACGTTTCAGTTCAGAAGTCTGTTGTTGCGTTGAACTCTGGTTCGTATTGAGTTTCATTGAATTTACAAGTGGATAAATCATAACTTAATTGACAAGCGACCCCTGTTTCGCCAGAGTAGCGATTCTTGAGAACTCTAAGAGTTGTATCAGAGTGTTTAGCTCCACCCTGCTGATCTCTTTCGAGTCCAATAACTGCATCGCTAAGTTGAGCGATCGCCGCACTTCCTCTAAGCTGTCCGAGTGTAACACGGGCTCCTTCTTCATGGTTCTGATCCGATGATGTACGTTTTAGGTGCGACACAAGAAACAATGCTATGCCTGTTCGTTCAACAAGTGAACGCAAGCGTGTCATTGTAGTGTCAATCATGCGCCGCTCGTCACCATCTAATCCACTGAGTAGGATGGAGAGGTGGTCAAGGAAGATGACTTTCGTGTCAAGCCCGGCTGCAAGGTATTCGATTCGGTTGTAAATAATGTCAGGGTCAAAGCTGCCAAAGCCGTCAAACAAATACAAGTCCCACTTCGCGAGAGTATCTTCGTAAGCTTCGGTGAGTGTTTGTCTGTCATGTTCTCCAAGGTGTAGCGATTTACCAACATGGGCGGACATCAGCCCTAAAGCTGTACGACGGTTGGATTCTTCCAACGCCAAGTAACCGACCCGTTCTCCTTTTGAAAGAAGGTTAGTTGCAAGTTCACGACAGAATGAGGATTTACCGATGCCAGATCCTGCAGTGATTGTGACAAGCTCTCCATACCTGATCCCGTGAAGCTTTGATTGTAATCCTTGAAATGGGTAGTCATGATCTGAAGCTGGTGATGGTGTAGTGACAAGTTCTAGTAGTGTCTTGCCATCGATAATGCCGTCAGGTCTGTACTCACGTGCATCCCAGATAGCACGACCAAGCGCATCGCTATCCCCTGCAGACAAAGCGTCTGAGGCATCCTTGTAATCGCCCTGAAGGGCTGCAATGAACACCTTACCGGGTGGTAGCACCGCTGCTGCATCTTGCGTTGCCTGACGCCCTGCAGCGTCGTTGTCAAAGAATAGGATAATCTTCTCATATCCTTGTAACCATTCAAGATTCTTTTGAATAGCTTTCTTGGCTCCTGCTGCACCAGTTGGTAGGCTAACCATTGGCCATGTTGGCATGATCTCACTACAACTAGCAGCATCAAGCTCACCTTCAGTAATGACAACCTGTTTACCTGTACTTGGCCAAAGGTGTTGACCAAAAAAAGTACCTGGCGAGTCACCTTCGTATGTAAACTGCTTGTCTTTTGTCTTTATCTTAGCACCACGTATGATGCCAGCTAAGTCATGATAGTAAAAGCGTAGCTTGTTACCATCACGGTAGATTTTAAACCGTTGGCAAGTCTTTTCAGATAACTTGCGTTTATGCAGCCGTTCGGCTGAACCTAGTATTTGCACCTGTGTGGTTTGATGAATGTGTAAAGAAGGTGTGCCATCGCCATGAACGTAGTGATGACACACAAAGCAATACTCATGACCATCTGAATACACACTGTTGGCATCAGATGATCCACAATTCAAACACTCAGAATGCCTCACAAATTCAGATGAGCCATTTAAGTGGGATGTTGTGGAAGGATGTCCATGGTATGTCATGTTTGTCGCACCAACGTGCGTAGGTGGTCTTTGATTTTTTGCTGATTGTATTGAAGGGAGCTTGGAAGACCATGCGTAGATCAAGGTCAGGGTTCAACGTCTTAACCGCCTTAATCTTTCTCCGATCATCAGCATCCCAGTAACCTTTGCATTCAAGCACAACACCATTGGGTAGAATAAAATCAGGAGTATAAATGTGCTGAATGACGTAAGGAACTTTGGTTGTTTCGTATTCATACTTGACTCCAAGCTCAACAAGTAAATCAGCAACCTTCTCCTCAAGCTTGGAGCGGAATGCCATTAGTCGTCGATCCTTTTTTCAATGATCTCTTCTACAATCTCAGACACAGCACGACGCATGTCATACTTGAAATCGTTACGGTCTGCTTTGTAGCGAGTGACACGAATCTTTGGAAGTTCGATAGTCAGTGTAGCCTCGTAAAGACCGAGGTCATCATCTTTCTCAATGGTGTAATCAAAAATCATCTTCATCCTCTTGGGTGGGGGTTACGTTAGGAGCGCTGGCTTTGAAGCCATCAGTCTTACCAAACAATGCAGCGACATCAACATCATTCATGTCACCTGTGTCTACTCCAGCGCCTGCCTTGACAGACACCAGTTGTACACCAACCAGTTTAAGGCTTGTTCCGTAAGTGACTCCATCTTTGAGGATGTAAGGTTTCTGATAGAACGCCAGCTTAACTGTGCTACCACCATACATGGGCGTATTTTCGTCCGTGATGTGTGTACCTTCAGTGTCAACAACTGGGGGTTTGGTGTCTTCATTCCAAGAGAACTTAACTTTGTATTGACCATCAGCTACTTCTTCCCAAGGCTCAGGCTTCAAGACAGAACGCTTCGGGTTCTTTAGTTTACTTTGTGCCCACTCAAGCGACTGTTCACGGTCAGACTCAAGTGCATCAATCATATCCTCACCGACAATAGCAGAGAGGGAGTAGCCAAACTTACTTGGCTTCAGTACAGCCTGATAACCATCAAGGACAACAGGCTGTTCAGTTTTGTGGATAGTACGTGCCATTAACAAAAAAAG